CCGCACGTACCCGCATGGGTCGTCTGCGCGCCCACAGTACCTGCAACAAAATGTTTATAGTAAATCGTTTGTGATGTCACATAAAACGGGCGCTTCCGCCTCCGGAGTGACGGCAAAGGGCAGCCATGGACGCGGCCCGCCTGCCTGCATGCATATGTGCATAGTAATAAGGAAAGAAGAAGAATAGAATTATAGAATGTGTGTTCGTATGTTTATTACATGTTCTCTGCTGCGCAGCCCGCCGCGGTTCTACTGATACCAGCGCGGCCGATACCAGGCGCGGCTTCCGTTGATACCAGGACATGAGATAAGAAATACATAATGAAATGTAACATGATAAATAGAATTGAAATAATAATAGAAACATGACGCGAAGCGCAACTGTATATAGTCTTCAGCGGGCCGCGCGCGTTATGGTCCATACTCCGCCGCGCGTCCTTTGATACTCTGCTTTGTTCCACCGGTACGGCGGGCCGATACCGGAACAACAACAAACGATCATTTATTATCATTTGAAACGATAATGTAAAACGAAAACATTATCTATATAGAAAAGCAATATGATAATGATAACTTCAGAGGAAACAGCTTTATAGCATACCGGAACAGAAACAACGAAATAAGAAGAAACGCAATCGCGAACAAATAAACGAAGTCAAGGCCGCCGCGCTGGAAACTGCATGCATAACTTCTATATGGAAAAAATCATTTCGAAAAACAAAAGTGTCTGTTTTGGCTGCGCGCGTCACGGATCGGAAACAAAGCAACAAAAAAGACAGCTATTAAAAGCTGTCTGTTTTTGTTTCCGCCGCGGCGGCCTGTAGTTCCTTTTCCAATAAGTAATTAACTAATGCGTTTAATGACATGTTTTTTGTTTTAGCTAATGTTTCATACTCTTCTTTTTTCCCTTTTTTAACTCTTATCATAAGTCGTTCATAATTTGCCGCGTTATATCGCGCTACTGCTCTATCATGTGAACTTGCCATAAAATCACCTCTCTTTCCCTCTGTCATTAATCCTATATGAAAAATATTTTGCTGTCAACAAAAATATATATTGACATCATGACTTGACGTCATTATAATGACATCATAATCAATGACGTCATGACATGTATGACAGCACAACAGAAAAAGAAAGTGAGGAAAACACAATGAAGTATTTCAAGGTTAGAGAAAGCAAGCGTTTCAAGCGCGTTAATGCGGCGGACGTAAAGGCGTCCTGGAATAAAAACGGGAATACAAAAGTGGGCGCAATGTGGACATTCTCTAAGCTTTACGGCAACGAGGAGTTTTATTTTCCGGAACTTGACGATAACGGCGGATATATTACCGGAACATGTGGCGGAAATTGTGCGGCTTGCATGCCGGATTGTTACGTTGCCAAAAGCTACAGAAACGATTCTGTATCTTATGGCCACATGAAAAATACAGTTGCCATGCGGCGGGATCCTATGCAGGCAGCGCGTGACCTCTCCGCGCAGATTGACCGCGCTAAAAAGAAACCTGCGATTTGCCGTATCGATCAATCCGGAGAGCTTGAAACATTCGATGAGTTAACAGCTCTTTGCTGGTTAGCAGAACAGCACAAGGATATTCAGTTTTACGTATACAGCAAAGCATTTGAACTGTTAACGCCTGCTTTGCTTTCCGGCATGGTCCCTGAAAATCTGACCGTCTTAATTTCCGTATGGCATGAATACGGAATCGAGGTGTATAACCTTGTGAAACATCTTCCGAACGTCAAGGCGTTTGTTTATGATGACAGAAAGTTTGATTATGCCGCTGCAGGTCTCGAGATTCAAACCTATTGCAAAGCATATGATGAATCCGGAAAGATGGACCACTCCATTACATGCGATATTTGCCGGAAATGCTTTAACCGTTTGAATAGCTGTAAAGTCATTGGATGTTATGATCATTAATGAAAAGAGGGGAACATGCCATGATTGAAATTCTAATGCAAGAATTCGATTTGACAGAAGAACAGGCGCAACAAGCCGCCGAAATACTACAGTAAACCATGCGGGCCGCGTTAATAGCGCGGTCCTTTTTTGTGTCGTATCGGTTCCGGCCTTGACGATCTGACCGCCAGGCTGAGCGATGCATCCGGAAACTTCAGCACGTTAATTCGTTAAAGTGCGCAAAATTCCAGGCTGAGCAGGCGGAAAATGTGCCGAAAAAGCAGCTTTCCAGCGGGCCGGAAAACGTTTTTAGCTTAATATGTGATATGCTTTTTTTGCGGATTTTCGCGCGGATTTTGGGCGCGGTTTATCGCCTGGTTTCCGCGCAGAAACGCAACGGAAGCGCGGCAAATTGCATATTTTTCTTAATAATGATTATGTTATGATAAAAAATATCACTTAATTATCATGCTGCGCGTTCTCTGCTGTCGCCGCGTCAGTGTATGTTTTAAGGTCTATTTCGTACTGCTGTCTAGCAAAGGTCGAAACCTGCACAAGATAATCTTTTAACACGTCCTCGATTAAAAAGTACGGAAGGCCGGAACCGTTGATAAGTTCTGCCATACCCCGCTTAAACTCTTCCCTTAAGATGGTTATAGGTTTATCCATGTTCTGCTTTCCCTTTCTTTTATACTTAAGTCAATATAGTCAATACTTAAGTCAATATAGTCAATGCTTAGTCAATGCTTTCTTTATCAATGTATTCAATAGCAATATCAATATTAATGTTTATGTTCCGCATTATGGCATACTCTTCTGCCGGATCGACCGCACGAACGCCGCAAAATCATTTTGAAACGCCACGCCGCAAAATCATTTCTGCCAGTAACGCCGCGAAATCATTTCTTTCATTATATCGATTTATTCCAGCATTCGCAAACACGCATAAAACGCCGCAAAATCATTTCTCACGCATAAAATTAAAAAATGCGTGAAAAAGGTGTTGACAATCACGCATTTTGCGTGATATAGTTTAGACAGTCAAACAAATACACCGTCACACTGAAAGGAGATTTAACCATGAAAAAATATAGTGTACTGTATGAAGGAGGAACAAGCCGTCTGAATCCCGCAATCGGAGTTGATTACATGATCGCTCACGTCCTGGATCAGGACGGCGATCCGGTGGAGCTGTACGCGGAAGAAAATCCGCTGGACTACATTCCGGAAGAAGACAGGGATCTCGATCCGGAAGAACTGTACCAGAAGTATTACTTCTGCGATTGCATCCCTCTGCTGTACTACGATCTCAAGAACGAAATCATCCGCCGGGCCGCGGAAGTTGGCATCACTGAAGATCAGCTGGAATTCTGAGGAGGGACGCCGCATGACCATTCGCGAAGCTTACATGGCCTCCGGCCTGACCATGCCGGAGATCGCCAAGTGCCTGCGGGTCCCACAGCGGACCTTGCAGGACTGGATTTACGGCAAGCGCTCACCGCGTTCCAAGGAAATTCCATACGCCGAAAGGATCCTTGCTCTTGGGATCCTGACGGAGCAGGAACGCGCCGAATTCCTTTTGGATCCTGACTGGAACCTTATAATCCGGCATTACCGGATTGTACAGGCGCAAAAGCAGTCAAGCATTGCGGAAGATGCTTTCCGCTGGAGCCTGAAACGAACGCCGCAGGAATGCATTGACATTCTGCCGACAAAGACGTTGACGGAAGTAATCGATACCATACGCGGGGCATATGAGGAAGGCCGCCGCGAAATCATTTCAGAAAGGAGCAACAACATGACATACAATACCATTATCCTGAAGCGTGGCGCAGCTCTTTTGAGCAACAACGAGTACAGGCACTTTGAAAAGCTCGACACCATCTGCGGCATTGATGCAGTGCCGGAAGAACTCCAGAGATGGAGCGCGGATCAGGAAGCGGAAGCGCGGAAAGCACTCGCACAGTACGAATGCATGTACAGCTCTAACGGATCTGTCTGGCAGATTGAAGAGTACGCGCTGGAATTCTGCCGGACCGATGAGGATGGCGAGTTTCTGGAAGGTTCCGATTATGAGCCTGCCGAAACGCGCATGTGGTACGCGGTCATGACGGATCGCCAGGACGATGACTGGAGTTACGGCAGTCATGATCTGGAGGAAGCAAAGCAGATGTGCCGGAAAGCTGGACCGGAAGCATACATCGCCATCATTGACAATACCGTACTCAATGCAGTATGTGTCGGTGAAATTGAGCAGGATGATTTTTAATCCGGCAACAACGCCGCGAGATCATTCCAAAGAAAGGAGAACAAAACCATGACACTTAGAGAATGGGCCTATGCAAACGGCCTCGGGGAACGCTATGAAGAATATTGTGCGGAATGCGCTGAGATCCGCGAGATGTATGGAGATCATTCCGATGATGCGGAACTCTGCATCGCGCAGAACGTGGATCCGTACTATCCGGATCTGCTGGGTTGAAAGGAGGGACGAACAATGAAACTCACCACAAATCCATCCGGCCCGCCTCCGTTTCCAGGCGAGGAAGCTATGCGCGAAGCTGATAAACGCGGCATCGCATGGGCGCGGTCTGAAGAAGGCCAGAAACTGCTGAAGGAACGCTTAACGCCGGAGCAGTACGAAGCATTCATGCGGAGTATTGAACATAAATACACAAGCTAACGCCGCCGGATCATTCCGGAAACAAAAACGCGGTCAGACCCCACATGGAGCCTGACCGTTATTTTTATTGTTTCTTAAGGTATTTCGAGGAACAAAAGCCCACGTACTTCTGCCCCTTAATTGTGACAGTTACATACAGCCACTTCCGCAGCATATGCACGGAATAGTATCCATAGCACTGCACGATCCCGCCTGCCGGTATGGTGGCGAGTATCTTATACTTGGTATTTTTGCCATCGCGCAAATTCAGATCGGTGGTTGCCTTGTACTTGCCCGCGATACTTGCATTGTATTTTTCCGCATAACTCTTCGCGATGATCGGATCACTGCTGATCGGTTTCACGTCCACGTCAATCGCGGGCTGGAATTCGCTTTCTGCAGTATACTTCGGTCTAGCATATCCGGCGATCCGGTAATCGTTATACGTCAGCACACGCCGCCCGACAGCATTCTGGTAGTTCCCCTCGATGGTGGTCACCTGTGCGCCTTCGATGCGTTCCACGATGCCGATGTGGTCGCCCACGGAATCGTTCTGCCAGTCAAAAACAATGATGTCGCCCACAACTGGTTTTATGCGTCCCTTCCAGATGCCAGCCTTCCGGAAAAGCAGTACATGATCATACACGCCGCACTCTGTTCCGCCGATGATGTCGGTATTGCCCGCAGTAATGAACGCCGCGGAAACGGTCGTGTCGCACCATGCATCAGAATATTGAACCTTGTAACCTCTGGCAAGCGGCTTATGCGCATTGTAGATGTCGATGATCTGCCGGTATTTGCCGTTTGATTCTGAGTAGCCGATCCACTCTCGCATGATGCCGATGATGGTGTCGGCGGTGACGGGTTTTTGAACATAGTATTTCATGGAGTATTCATACCTCATTCGCTGTACGGCTGATCCGGTATCCGCGGGCATTTCGAACTGCTTCAGCACCACATCGGACGCGCCCCGAACATTCGTCGCGGCGGTCAACGCCGCCCAAACATTTGGAAAACTCGTTTTTAGTTCGGACAGCAGAAAATCAATCTGCATGTTCAAATCTCCGATGGAAACGTTTTTCTTTTTGGCGTAATCGTACAGCTTGCCTTTTCTCGATGGTGTCGTCCATTGCGCGAGTCCGTACCCATACTGCCGGTTTGGCAGTGGATGCAGAAACTCTTCGCGGCTGATCGTGCCATCATCAACAAATGCAGTATAGGTGGCATCGGTGTAGACCTTGCCGTTCTCTTTGAGCCGCTTGAGGCAGAGAATTTCAACGCGGTTCGGGATAAGACCGGATTCCGCATAGAGATTTCCCATCAGCCCCGCCGCGCCTTCTGCCGTCAGACCTGCCGCGGTCAGACGCGCCAAAATCCTTTTTTCCGTGTCGGTCATAAGATCACTCTTCTTTCTGTGCCTGTTTCGCGATCTGGTTGATGCCTGTCGCCGCCAGACCGGACACCACGCCAACAGCCGCCGCGGTCAGGATGTCCTGCGCGGGGAAGTCAGGCATCTTGATGGCGTATGCGAGTAAACCAAGGGCAAGACCGCATAAGCCAACGATGGACGGAATCCATTTGTCAAGTTT